CCACCGTCCGCGCAACCCCCGTCCCCGTATACGTCACAATATCGAAGCCCTGCGTTGCGCCTTCTTTCCAGTTCCATGCGACCATAGAGCCACCTGAAGCGTTATAAATTAAATCATTCCCGCCAAGGGTAAATCCATCAGACGCAGGATGAACATTGACCACTGCCATGACACAAATGAAGTGAGAGGCATCCTTTGTTCTGGTTGCAATACAGGACTAGGACATCTAGGAGACAATATTGCGGGGCTTCAACGGGCAATTGCCTACCTTCAAAATTCACCATTTAAGAACGCACTAGCGAGGTAACCCATGTTCATGCTCAATAACGTACCACTAAATATTGGTAATCCATTTAAAACTGCTGATGGCACACAATACCCGGCAAATTGGTTGCAACTTTCTACTGAGGAAGATCGTATTGCAATTGGTATATCTGAAGTTCCTGATAATGCGGTTTATTATGATGATCGTTTTTATTGGTCACCAGAAATTTCAAAAGATTTAGATCAACTAAAAACACAATGGATTGCACAGGTAAAAGATACTGCTGGCAAAACATTGGCACAAACTGATTGGATAATTATTAGAAAATCAGAGCGCAATATTGCAATTCCAACTAATATAAAAACTTATCGTGCCGCAATTGTGGCTGAGTGTAATCGACTTGAATTGGCGATTGAAGGATGCAATAATATTGAAGAATTTATTGATATTGTTATTACTCAAACTTGGCCTATTTTGGAATAAAAATGGATGAGAACATTGTCATCAAAACGGCTACAACGGCAACGTATGGTGGCTCTGCGACTGCAATAATTTTTGGCCTTACCGCAAATGAATTTGCTGCATTAGGCGGTTTGTTTATTGGCGTGGTCGGTTTAATTATTACTACTTGGTATAAACATCAGCATTTAAAAATTGCCAAAGAAAATTTAAAAGTAAGCAGCAACGAATAAAAAATACACCATAAGACAAAATAAAAATCTAAATCTTATGGTGCATTATGGAACCAATCTCTACGGCAATTATGATTGCCCAAGGCGTTAAACTTGCACTTACCGGCGTAAAAGAAACAGCACAATTAGCCAAAGAAACATTCCATGAATTAGAAGAAATGATTGGTGCTGGTGCATCGTTAATGGATGCAATGCCATCATTCTCAAAATTTTTTTCTCATTCTAGCAAGTATGAAGAAAAACGAATTGAATTAGTTGAGGCGCAACAAAAACAAGATGCAGCGGTTGAAGAAGCAGGAACAAAACCAGCAGAATATATTTCCGATGCTGAGTATGTCTTGGAAATGATGGCGATTGATCGTGAGCAAAAGATGTTTTATGAAAACATAAAGCAATGGCTCATCTATAATTTTTCTGAAGCAGGTTTATGGGATGATTTTAATCGGCGATTAAATAAGCTGCAATCAGATCGGCAAGAAAAAGCAGAAATAAAACGCAAAGCAGAAACAGAAAAACGGCTTGCTGAAAAAATTTTAATAATGAAAAAGCGCAGAGAAAAGCAAAAGTTTTGGGATAACGTGCAAATAATAATCGGCGTAATATTTGGTGCTGTTGCAACGCTTGTCACCGCTTACGGTATTTTGTGGATGTTTAAACAAGGAGGTTATTAATGCTGACAATGCTATCAACATTTCTTTCATTTTTGATGGGCGGCTTGCCAAAAATTTTAGATTTTTTCCAAGATAAATCTGATAAATCGCATGAATTAAAACTTGCACAATTGCAGACTGAGCGTGAATTGCAAATGCTTGAGCGCGGGTATAAAGCGCAAGAGCGTATTGAGGAAATTAAACTAGATGAAATAAAAACTGAAACAACGGCAGCAACACAACAAGCATTGATTCAAGCACAACAGGCTGAAATGGCGGCGATATATGCTCATGACATTGCCATCGGGAAAGGTGCTAGTCAATGGATGATTAATTTGCGCGGTAGTGTTCGCCCGGTTATTACTTACGGATTTTTTTTCCTGCTTTGCGCGATTGACGCAACGCTTGCATATAAAGCATTTGAGGCTGGCGTAAGTTTTACTGATATGGCTGCACAACTTTGGGATGATGAAACGCAAGCATTGTTTGCTGCCATTATTGCATTTCATTTTGGCGGCAGGGCATTCGGAAAATGATTAGCGAAAAAATGCGCGAGATGCTAAAGCATCATGAGGGTGTGCGATATAAACCATACCGATGCCCGGCATTGCTTTGGACTGTGGGCGTTGGTCATGTGCTGTATCCAGAGCAAGGAAAGCTGCCGATGGATCAGCGCATGGGATTTCCGTTGCGCCAAGAAGACAATAGAATATGGACAAAAGATGAAGTTGATGCGCTGCTTGTTTATGATCTTAAACGGTTTGTCAGAGGCGTATCCGTTTATTGTCCTGCTGGTCTTAATCAAGGTCGCATTGACGCACTTGTATCGTTTGCTTTTAATTTAGGCAATGGTACGCTGCAAAGATCAACGCTTAGAATGAAACACAATCGCGGCGATTATATTGGCGCGTCTGAGGAATTTCTGAAATACGTCAAAGCTGGCGGCAAAGTATTGAAAGGTTTGGTAAAAAGGCGCAATGATGAGCGCAATTTTTATTTGCAACCTTAAAGATAATGTTTTGAGGATGATTGCCGCTGCCTTAATCGGCGGCAATATTCTTTGTCTGCCACTGAAAAATCAGGACTAATTTCTGCAACATCACAAGGTATTCTGTCAGGTTTTTGAACAAGCAATGCAATCATGCAAATGGTTGCGACAGAAACAAGCATATAAAAAATCATAACAACGGCTGCTGCTTTCATATTTCCTCCTTATTTAAATCGACGTTCGGCGCATGATTTGCAAACCCAACGTCGATTTTTTTTGCTTTCATAAAGTTTCCAAAACCCACCAACAGAATTTTTTGTCATTGAGCAATTACTGCAATACCTTGTTCCTGCGGGGCTTTCTATTGCTGGCTCAAGATTCTTTAATCCACAATCCGTTTGCATCTAAATACCCTTTTCGATTTTTAATTTCTTCATATGCCGCTTGATAGCAAGCCACAAGTGGCACATCTTCAATTGCAGCAATCATAGTAAGCGTCACCATTACATCACCTAAAGCATCAACAATAGCGTTTTTATCATTCACGGCAATCGCGTCAATCAATTCTTGCACTTCTTCTTGCGTTTTTTTAACTTGGGCTGCGCTGGTACTGTGCTCAATTATTCCGCGAGATTCGCCCCAGCGAACTACGTTTAATTCAATCGAATTAAAACTGCTCATAATTTCCTTTTATTGTTTGGTTGCAAATTCCATTTGACGTTCGGCAGTAATTAAATCCATTCGATCAATTACGTTATACATTTGTTCTAATCTGCCTTGCATAAATCCCATTTCATAACTGGTTATGAACAATGCTTTTGTTGCGGCATCAAATGATGTGTTATTTACCATTGCCTCAAAATCAATTTGTGTCATGATTTATCCTTGTAATTGATACAACCATTTATTCGATTCGCGTTTGCATTTAATATTTAAACCATTGAAACGCAATTCAGTAATGATGCTATTCACGGCGCAAACTTCGGCGCGTTTAATAATGTCCATTGTGCTGTGCCATTTTTTATCTTTCAAAACACGGGCTACTTTTTGCAAGCGAGTTGAGTTTTCCAACAGAGCATAATTCATTGTAATTTTCCTTCACCGCGACGATTTGCATTTAGTGTGCGCCATGCCTCAATAGTTGCTTCGGCGGCTGCGCGTTTCCATTCATAGAAAACGTCCTGTGTAATTGCGGCTTTGAGCGCATCCAAATGGGCAATATATTCTTCGGCTCTGTATGCTTCGCGTTCTTGTGCGGTAACAGGTTTATCCAAATGCATTTGCATCACATTTGCTTTCATGGTCTTGCGATATTCGACCATGTATAAACGGTGGGCTTTTGCTTCGGCGGCTTTTTGGGCTTCGTAACGTAAAAAGTCTAATGCTTTTTGTACGTCATTTTCTGTGACAATTTCTTTCATATTTCCTCACATAGAAAAAGGTGGGCTACTCGCTGCACTGCGGGTCGATAAACCCCTATGGTTAATAAAAAACCGCAGCATCCGCTTTCGCCCGTTGATCGTTAATTGTTAAAGTGGAATATCTTGATCCATATCATTAAGCTGTGGCTTTGCTTTTTTTGTTTCGATTTGTTTTGTGTTTCCCGATTCCGATTTGCTGTTTAACATCTTAAATGATTCAGCAATTATTTCAAATGCTGTTCGTTCAATGCCTTGTTTATCCGTATATTTCTTACTACGAATTTTACCTTCAACGTATATTTGCGATCCTTTTTTTAAATACTGGCAAACAACTTCTGCTGGCTTACCAAAAAACGAAATGCGATGCCATTCTGTTTGCTCTTTTTGTTCGCCTGTGGCTTTGTCTTTCCATTGCTCAGATGTTGCCACCGATATATTGGCGGCTGCATCACCGTTTGATGTATATCGGACTTCAGGGTCTTGTCCCAAATGCCCAACAATAATTGCTTTGTTTACTGATGCCATATTATTTCCTCATTTAATTTCAATGCGTTTCTTGCGTTCCAATGTACAACCATCCACCACCACACCCAATTGCAAATCTTTCTTTAATCGCACTTTGTCTAATACAGGATCAGGCAATGGCGGCTGATTAAAATACTCGCCCGGCACAACTGCGGTGGCATTGACAATCAATGATTCTGGATTGTCGCGTACTGCAATTTTAAAGTGTGGGCATTCAATTTTTGTTATTCCGGTACGCACCATATTTTCAAGCAAGTATTCTTTTATGCGTTCGGTCTTTGCTTCGATTGCCTTGCGTCTGTCTGCCATCTGCTTTTCCGCTGTCTTAATTGCATCTGCGCTGGTTTCCAAATTGCGAATAAACATTGCAACATTGGTTGCCTT